TCTTTAGTTGTTTTCATTGGCAGAAAAAAGGTAGAATAAATTCATACTACTTACAAATAGATATTCAAAAGTCAAGTTTTTTCACATAGATATGAATATTTATCATTAAAATAAATTTGCTAACAATAATTTTGAACTATGTTTTTTCAAACAACACAAGTAAATCAAAAGGTATACGTATCGCCTGGAGTATATACGTCTGAAACTGACTTATCATTTGTTGCTCAAAGTGTAGGTGTAACTACATTAGGTTTAGTGGGGGAAACAATTAAAGGTCCCGCATTCGAACCTATCTTTATCACAAACTACGATGAGTTTCAAGCATATTTTGGGGGTACTGAACCTACAAAATTCATAAACACACAAATCCCAAAATATGAAGCGGCATATATTGCGAAATCATATTTACAACAATCCAACCAACTTTTTGTAACAAGAGTATTAGGTTTATCAGGTTATGATGCGGGACCTTCTTGGAGTATTAAGGTAATAGCAAATGTTGACCCACTAACGATTGGACTTAGTCCTGCAACTGGAACAACATTTTCAGCAAACTTTTCTGGATCTTCATCAGGTAATACTGTGACGTTTACAGGTGGAGCATTACCACCACAAGTTCTTGCAAATTTGAATACACAATATAGACTATCGGATGGTAGTACATCGACTTTGGCATTGGATTTTACAAATAACTTAGACGACATTATGGATACACCTTCACTATCCGCAAACACTGCAGTGGTTTATGGTGTTTTACCTGAAAGTGACTATTATGATTTGACTGCGACATATTCGAATGTGATTAATGAATATGATTGTGATACAGTAAACATCGCTACTAACGACTTGTCGGCAGACTCGAACGACCCTTGGTATTATGCTAACTTTGATATTACATCAGGAAATGCATATTCAGGATATTCTTTCTTCTATAATGTTAGTTCATTAACTTCGGGAGCGTCATCAACATTTACTGGTACTATTACAGGTAAAACATACACCTATTCAGGGACTGCTTATTCGGATTACAACAACATGGTTGTTGCAACTTTACGTTCAAGAGGTATCTCATTATTTACTAATAGTGCGGCAAGTGATAACCACGGCCCAATATATGAAGTGAGTGGATTAACTGATTTACAGTTAGTTTGTACTGAACAATATTCAGGAGTGACACAATCACCTTTTGAATCATTCTTAATTTCAGGTGTAACTAAAGACGGTGACAATTTCTCTTTTGAAACTTCAATGTCTGCATCATCTTCGAAATATATTACTAAGGTATTAGGTGTTGATAACTTCGGTAAATCAAGAAATGAAGTTCCTGTTTATGTTGAAGAAATTTATCCAAGTACTTTGACATACGCTTACAATCAAGGATACATTCGTGGATTAAATTGTGATTTGATTGCTCTACCGGATGCAAGAACTGAAGACCCAACATCAATCGCTTATAACGTAACACAATACAAAGCACCAAGTACACCATTCTTAGTTTCTGAATTAAGAGGTAATAAAGTTTATAACTTATTTAAGTTCGTTTCAATTTCTGATGGTAACGCGGCTAATACAGAGGTAAAAGTTTCAATTGCTAATTTATCTTTCAATAACATGACATTTGATGTGTTGGTTAGAAATTTCTTTGACACTGATGCAAATCCTGTTGTTATTGAGAAATTTACTAATTGTAACATGGACCCATTATCTAACAACTTCGTTGCTAAGAAAATTGGTTCTACTGATGGTGAATACGCTTTGATTTCACGATACATAATGATTGAAATGGCTGATGAAGCACCGGTGGATGCGATTCCTTGTGGTTTCTACGGATATACTCAAAGAGAATATGACTCTGTAACAAACCCTTCACCAGTTCCAATTTTCAAAACAAAATATTATTTCCCTGGTGAAGTAATTTACAATCCTCCTTTCGGAGCACCAACTGACGTTGTTGAATCTTCGGGTGACATTGTAAGAAGAAGTTATTTAGGATTCTCAACCCAATTTGGTATTGATGATTCATTCTTACAATATAAAGGTACACAGAATCCAATAAACTGGATTCAGTCTCCATTACCTGTTGATGGTTCTGCTTGGAACTACTTGAGTAAAGGTTTCCATATGGACTCAGGTGCTACAGTTGTTACAATATCAAACTCATCCTTGACAAGTGGTCAAACTGCATTCGAGTGTGGTGTTGCAGACTTTACAAGAGACCCTGAATCACAAGAAAACCCATATTACTTCATTTACTCAAGAAAATATACTGTATGTTTTGCAGGTGGATTTGATGGATGGGATATCTATAGAGAGTTCAGAACAAACCAAGATAGATTCGTGTTAGGTGCAACAGGTTACTTAGCAGGTGCATCCCCTTCAACAAGATATCCAAATGCTACAGGAGATGGTTTATTTAAAAGAATTGTTGTTGCTAACAATACTCAAGATTTCGCTAACACCGATTACTACGCTTACTTACTTGGTATCTTGACATTCGCAAATCCTGAATCAACTAACATCAACGTATTTGCAACATCAAGTATTGATTATGTAAACAACTCTAACCTTGTAGAAGAGGCTATCGACATGGTACAATTCTCAAGAGCGGATTCAGTTTACATCGCAACTACTCCTGACTATAACATGTATACTCCTGATGCGACTAATCCTCAGGATATCATTTACTCTCAAGAGGCAGTTGATAATTTGGATAACACAGGTATTGACTCTAACTATACCGCGACTTACTATCCTTGGATTCTTACAAGAGACACTGTTAATAATACACAAATTTACTTACCTGCAACAGGTGAAGTTTGTAGAAACTTAGCATTGACAGATAACATCGCATTCCCTTGGTTCGCATCAGCGGGTTACACAAGAGGTCTTGTAAACTCAATCAAAGCGAGAGTTAAGTTGACTCAAGAAGATAGAGACACACTTTATCAAGGCAGAATCAACCCTATCGCAACTTTCTCTGATGTAGGAACAGTAATTTGGGGTAACAAAACTTTACAAGTTGCTGACACCGCACTTAACAGATTGAACGTAAGAAGATTATTACTTCAGGCAAGAAAGTTAATTTCAGCGGTAGCAGTAAGATTGTTGTTCGAACAAAACGACCAAATCGTTAGACAACAATTCTTGGATAGTGTTAACCCTATCTTAGATTCTATTAGAAGAGATAGAGGTCTTTATGACTTCAGAGTAACAGTTTCTTCTACACCTGAAGACTTAGATAGAAATACATTAACAGGTAAGATATACTTAAAACCAACGAAGGCATTAGAATTCATCGATATCGAATTCTTCATCACTCCAACAGGAGCTTCGTTTGAAAATATCTAACAATAATTTATGGGGGGGATAATATCCCCCCTTTAGCCAAATGAAAAAAGAGTTTACAGAAGGATTTAAAAGTGAGGGGTCACCAGACCTTAAGTATTATGCGTTCGATTGGGACGATAATATTGTTCATATGCCAACAAAAATTTTAGTTAAAGATGATGATGGTAATGAAGTCGGAATGTCTACTGATGACTTCGCCGAGTTCAGACATATGATTGGTAAAGAACCATTTACATATAAGGGTAATACAATTGTTGATTATTCGGACTCTCCATTTAGAAATTTTAGAACAGATGGAGACAAGGATTTTTTGGTGGATTCTTTAAGGGCTAGAAAGGGTCCTGCATTCGATGACTTCAAAGAGGCAATAAATAATGGTTCAATATTTGCGATAATAACCGCCAGAGGGCACAATCCAAACACTATAAAACAAGCAATTTATAACTATATTATAGAAGGATTCAACGGAATCGATAAAGATGAGTTAATTAAAAATCTAAAAAAATATAGGTCTTTTGTGGGTGAAAATGAAATGACGGACGAGGAACTTATCAAATCTTATTTAGAACTTAATAAGTATCATCCGGTATCTTTTGGAGACGACAAAGGGGCGGTTAACCCTGAAGAAGCTAAAGTCGAAGCAATGGAAGATTTTGTTAGTTATATTAAAGGAATGGCAGCAGTACTTAATAAAAAAGCATTCTTAAAAAATGATATTGCTAATAAATTTAATCCAGAAAACTTATCAATAGGATTTAGTGACGATGATCCAAAAAATATAGAAGTAATGCAAAAGCACTTTAAAAATAAACCAGATAATATAGTAAAGACTTATTCTACTGCCGGAGGCTATAAGAAAGAAGTAAATTAAGAATACGAATATCAAAAAAAAAGTAAATAGAAAAATTTTTGAGAACAGATATATTTATCTATAAAATAACAGAAAAAAAAAATTTAAAAACACATGGCTGATTTGTTAATGAAAATGCCGATTCCTTACGAACCAAAACGACAGAATCGTTTTATCTTAAGGTTTCCATCATCTCTTGGTATAAATGAATGGTTTGTTGAATCTGCAGCAAGACCACATATTGTTATAAACCCTGTTCCAATTCCTTTCTTAAACACTGAGACATATGTCGCTGGTAAGTTTACGTGGCAAACAATTCCGGCTGTTTTCAGAGACCCAATTGGACCTTCCGCAGCTCAGGCTCTTATGGAGTGGGTTCGTTTACACGCAGAATCCGTTACAGGTCGTATGGGTTATGCCGCGGGTTATAAAAAAGATGTTGACCTTGAAATGTTGGACCCAACTGGTGTTGTTGTAGAAAAGTGGATTTTATATGGCACTTTCCTAACCGATGTAAACTTTAACTCTTTAAGTTACGCACAAGATGGATTAGCGACAATCAATGCAACACTTAGAATGGACCGTTGCGTACTCGTTTATTAATTTATCAAGATACTATTTATTAAAAATAAAACACTTTTATATTTAACCGTAAAGAAATAAACTTTACGGTTAAATTTTTATATGGATAATCAAGCAAAAGAACACGGTCAATCGAATTTTTCGTTACCACACGATGTTGTTCCTTTACCAACACAAGGAGCCTTCTACAAGAATAAGAAAAAATCAATTAAAGTTGGATACCTAACGGCTAACGATGAGAATATTTTAATGGCGGGAGGAAACGACATGACTCAAACTTTGTTGAGGTCTAAGATATACGAACCTGATCTTCGTGTTGAAGATTTAATGGAAGGAGATGTTGAAGCAATTTTAATTTTTTTAAGAAATACCGCTTTTGGGCCTGAAATGGAATTAAACTTAACTGACCCAACTACAAAAAAATCATTCAAAAGTACTGTTAGGTTAGATGAGTTGGACGTAATAAAGGGACAACAACCTTCAGATGATGGAACATTTATCACCACGTTACCAAAGTCTCAAACTACGGTGAAGTTAAAACCTATGAGTTATGGTGAAATACTAGAGGTTCAAAAAATGTCGGATTCTTATCCACAAGGTAGAACCGCACCAAAAGTTACTTGGAGATTAAACAAACAAATTTTAGAAATTAATGGTGTAACAGATAGGTCAGAAATTTCAAAATTTATTGACCAAATGCCAATAGCAGATTCCAAGTACATAAGAAAGTTCATGGATGAAAATGAACCTAAATTAGATTTAACGAGAACAGTAATAGCCCCATCAGGAGAGAAGCTAACAGTCAATGTTGGATTTGGGGTGGACTTTTTTCGCCCTTTCTTCTAATTACAGAAAATCTCAAATAGACGAGTATTATTACTTAACTAAGTTGTTGAATGTTTCATATCAAGATTTTTTAATTATGCCATTATTTATAAGAAAATATCTTTTAGACAAATGGGTTGAAGAAAACAAAAAGGACTGAAAAATCAGTCCTTTTGTATTTATAATATATAGATTTAATTACATATGGCAGACAAAAATTCCATTGAACAACTTAAAGAAGATGTTTTAAATCAACTCAAAGTTGATGCTAATACATTTATAGAATCCTCAGATGCTTTATCACAATATTCAAATGATATAAATAAACTTTTTACTCAGGGCAGACAGAGGATGCTCGAACTCCAAACCGCTCTGGCGGATACTACTCCAAGTATCGCAAGAATGGGTGGGAGTATTGGAGATGTTGCAAATATAATTGGTAAAGTTGCAACTGAATCACGACGAAATGTCGTGGCTTCCACAGAAGAAGTTGAAAAATTATTTGCAGCCCAAAAAGTTTTAGGACTCGGTGCGGATACTCTAACTAAAGCATTTTTAGATGTTGGGATGGGTATAGAAACTATTGGTGATACATTAGAAGAATCTGTTAACTACGTTCAAAGTATTGGAGGTAATGCCGCGACGGTAATGAGAGATGTTACCAACAACATGGACCAAATGAACCGATATCAATTTGAGGGTGGGGTTCAAGGGTTAACAAAAATGGCAGCCCAAGCTTCTATGTTAAGGTTTGATATGAATCAAACCTTCCAACTTGCAGATAAAGTATTGTCTCCTGAAGGAGCAATTGAAACCGCAGCTGCATTTCAACGATTAGGAGTTGCAGCAGGAACTTTAGTTGACCCGTTTGCTTTGATGAATTCGTCAATTAACGATCCAGGAGCGTTGCAAGATAGTTTAGTCGATGTTGCAAAACAATTTACTTATTTTGATGAAAAAACAAAAACATTCAAAATTAATCCACAAGGGGTACTAACATTAAAAGAACTACAGACTCAAACTGGTGTAAGTGCTGCGGAAATGAGCAAGTTAGGATTGGCAGCGGCTGAAGCGGATAAAAGAATTTCTGCAGTAGGATCGGCAGGTCTTAACATCAAAGAAGATGACAAACAGTACCTTGCAAACATTGCTAAAATGGGTGAGGGAGGAGAGTATGAAGTTAAGATACGGAATGAAAAGGGAGAAGAAGACACAAGGAAGCTAGCAGAAATTACTCAAACTGAATTTGAAAATTTAATTAAAGAGCAAAGAGAACGCCCAAAAGATATGGAAGAAATTGCCAGATCTCAAATGAGTACCTCTGAAGTAATTAAAGGTGATGTTTCGGCAATACGTGCTAAAATTGTTGGTGGAGTTGTTAGTGCAGGACAAGTAGTACAAGCTAAAGAAGATATACGAGGTACCGTAACAAATGTGAGTGGAGAGTTTTCAAAAATGGGGACTACTAAAAGTGTTAGGGATGTTACACAAACCGGAATTACTGGCCTTCAAACTCTTTATGATGATATAACTAAAGGTAATAAAAGCACAGTTACCTCAATACAAGATTACTTAAAATCATCTGGTGATTTACTCGGTCAAGTTGAACAAGATTTTGTAAAATCTTTGGAGGATACAATGAAAAAAATACAAATGAATGCGAAGGAGGGTTCTCTTGAAAAAAAATTACTTGAAACAGAATTATTGACTGAAATTCGTGGGGAAATTAATGAGAAAGAAACCGCACTTAAACAAAGCTCGGGTAATCAACCCGTATCAAGTTTATTAGAAGGAAGACAAACACAAGTTCAAGAGATTACAAGAAATACAACAAGTACCAATGGTACAATGAAATCTACAATTGACATAGGTGGTACGATTAAATTAGAAGTTATTGCTCCAGCAGGAACTGATTCTCAAACGATTGATAGAGCTTTTTACAATTTATTTAATTCAGAGGAATTTAAAAATCTGGTAAGAAACATACAAAATGAAGGTAGAGGTCTTAGTCCAGTGACAACCACTTTTGGTAATTAAAAAACCTTAAACAATCTATTTATAAATAAAAAAAATATAGATGGCAAGTCCGTTATTAGATTTAACAAATTCAGAAGGGTTTAGAAAAAAACTTATTGTTAGGAACTTAACACCATATGCTAAGGCTCCGAATAGACCAACTCAGCCTATTAATACGGAATATGTTCAATCGGATACATCTGTACAAGACAGTCCTGATAAGTTAATTGATGAGCCGTCTTTCGCAAATAAATTATTTCCATTAAACCAATATGGTAATGAAGGGGGATATGAACAAGTACCAGATCCAGGAGCATTATTAAATACAAAATCTAATGAGGGAGAATATGGGTATCAAGACGCAAATATAGTTGGTCAATCATTACCCGAATCTCAAAAGTGGAAACCACTTAATGTTTTTTCAAATGGAAGTCAAGTTCAGTTGGATAGTGCGGAGTTTTTTGGTTCATTAAATAGACCACTTACTACCAATAGTAATAATAACCAACCATATCCAACAACATTTGTATCTTCCAATTATACTCCTGTATCAATATTATTATCTCCTGATCCGAGCGGAAGTAATGGTTTTTTGAGTCAAGATTCATTTATTGCTCGTTTAGGCGCTCAAACTTTGAGACGAGAGTTTGAACAAAGAATCGCGGCCCAAATACGACAAGATACATTAGGTAGAGCAAACATTCTCAATGTTAGTAGTGGTACTGACTTAGTTAATATACTGACAGGTGTTGTCCCTATTATAGAACCAGTTTATACTATTACGGTAACGGCAAACCCAGTATTAGCCGCCGCTAATTTTGCATTAAGATTAGGTGGTAGTATTTTACCTGTGTCTCCCATCCCTGGTTCATATTTTGACCCCAACATTATTTTAGGCCAACCAACAACCATACAACAATTAGGTAACGCATTTAGAGAAAGTGGAGTTGGAAGATTTGTCAATAGATTAATGGGAGGAGGAGAGACAGGATCTCAAATCATGTTTAACAACATGGGTGCGGGTCAAAGGTCTCGGTTATTTAAAAATATAGACTTCAACAGGTATAAGCCAAATTTCCCAAGAAATTTTTTCCAAAGAGTTGGTGGAGCGCTTACAGGCACAGTTTCAGATAATAGTAATTTTTATGTTGGAAGTATTACTTCTAATCCATCCCAAATTTTTTCTCCTTCGGGTCAAGTTCCTGTAAATCAGTTCGGTACTGAACAACAATCACCAGTTTATGGTCCATCAGAATTAGCACAATTATATGAAGGACCAAGTCAATCAATAAGACTTGGTGCTAATGGACCAACATATAGTAATGGTGGAGGTATTGAAGGTGGATTTACTTGGGTATCACCAAAGTATAGAGGTAATGCGGGAAAGAAAGTAGGTCTTGGGGGGGAGATTACAAATGAAGATGAGGACTTTAGACCTTCATCATATGTTAATACAGAATCTGTTGGAATACCACTTAAAGAAGGTTCTATACTTGACCAAACACAAAGAATAATAGATAGTCAACCTCAGGGAGGTAAACGTCTCCAGCACGTTGGAAATGCTATTGACCAAGTTAGTAAAGTATTCAATGACGGATATAAAGAATTAACTAAAGGTTCAAGAGTTTATCGTTATGAAGGGGCGATTGGCCAAGAGGTTGGTACTGAATATTGTCGTGTTTTTGCTAAGGATATACCTTATTTACAATACAATGACTTACAAAAACAAGATGGTATTACTACGGAAAACCGAAGATTCTCTTATTCAGTTTTAGACAAGACTTACAACTTGAATATTGTCCCAAACAAACAAGAGGGAGGACAAAGTTCAACAAATATTGTTGGAACAATTAATGAAGCGGTTGCCAAGAAATATATGTTTTCATTAGAAAACTTGGCATGGAGAACTTCTAATACGCCTGGATTCTCAACTTCAGATTTACCTGTTTGTGAGAGAGGCCCAAACGGAGGTAGAGTTATGTGGTTTCCTCCATATGGATTAACATTTAGTGAAAACGTGAGTGCGAATTGGAATTCATCTGATTTTTTGGGACGACCAGAACCAATCTATACATATAAAAATACAAGTAGAGGTGGGTCTTTATCTTGGAAAATTGTTGTTGACCATCCATCAGTACTTAATGTTATTGTAAATAAAGTATTAGGAAATGAAACAAACAAAGTTCGTATTGATAGTATTTTAGAATCATTTTTTGCTGGTTGTAGAAAATATGATATCTATGAGTTAGCTAAAAAATATGCCACAGTAAATCCTAATGATTTGTTCGAATTACAACAAGCAATTTCTTCAAAAGAAATGACTAGAGAACAAATTGAGTTTACTAGAAAGACTATAGAAACTGGATACAATTCACCTAATGGTGCTGGTGCCGCCGCTTCTCAGGGAACTCTTAATAACGAAGTTAAAACATTAATAGAGAAATATGTTAATTTAGGTTTGTATTTTGAAAATGACTACCCAAAACCAAAAGGGAGTGTTAACTATGTTCCGTTATATACTGAATATATATCAGATGGAACCAGAAATAAGTATAACTCAGAACCCAACGCAGCCGCGACAAGTTCATTTTTTGATACTGTAGTTACTCCGAATTTTAAAGTTGCGGAACAGTTTTGTATTGAGTTAGCTAAAATTTTGGAAACGAATAAAAACAATCCAGGAACAATAACACTTAATATCGACTCAAGTTGTTCGGCACCCGCAACAATTTCCTACAACCGAGAGTTATCTGGAAGAAGGATTCAGTCAATGGTTGAGTTTTTTAAAAACAACTCTGCTCTTAAACAATATGTTAATTCCTCTCCACAAAGATTATTAGTTTTGGGAGGTACAGCACTTGGCGAAGAAGCAACTATAACATCAGCCACTACAGTTGGGGATGGTACCACAAATTCATCACAAGTTCAAGTAGGGCCAATTAAGACAGGTACATATAGTGTTAGTGACTTAACACCAATGCCAAGAACATTCAATTGTACCGACAAAGACCAAAATGCAGTAGGAGGAGATACCCAAGCAGGTTCAAACGACATCTTTACTGTACCAGCAATGGCATGTAGAAGGGCATTTATTAAAAGTGTGTCAACAACAATAGAAGCTCCAAAATCTGATCCAGTACCAAACAGAGTAGATGTTTTGGTTGGTAATGTCGTTACTAAAACTGTTAGAACTGAAGAAATAACTGAAGAATGGAAACCAAGAGATAATATAACCAAAAGAGTTGTAAGAGCATTATTATCTGAGTGTGATTACTTTGAAACAATCAAAGCAGAAACACCTATGGTTTATGATAATTTGAAAGACAAATTGAAGTTTTTTCAACCATCATTTCACTCTATGACACCTGAAGGGTTGAATTCAAGGTTAACATTTTTGCAACAGTGTATGAGACCTGGAGATACGATACCAACTGTAAAACAACAAACACCGGATAGTAAGGCTGAATTAGTATATAACAACGCTAACAATACATCATTTGGTGCACCACCTGTATTAGTTTTGAGAGTTGGTGATTTTTACAATACCAAAATTATTCCAAATGGTCTTCAAATTCAATATGAGGGATTAGACATCAATCCGGAAGGAATTGGGGTTCAACCGATGATTGCAAATGTTACGTTATCATTTAATTTTGTTGGAGGTAGTGGATTAAAAGAATCGGTTGATAAATTACAAAACGCATTGACATTCAACTATTATGCAAATACTGAAATTTATGACGATAGAGCAGATACTACAGATACTGAATCTGCAGAAGCATTAAAAGTATTAGACCAATTTTTCTTAGCGGGTCAAACTCCACCTCCAATACCAGGAGCTAACAGTGCTGCCCCAAACAATGGACAAGATAATAATAATACAATAGGTAACATAATAAGTTCAGAAACAAACACGAGTGGTTTTACTACCGGCATAATTAGTTATAGTTCGTTTATGGGTAAAGTAGTTTCTGAGACACAAACGTATTTTACTAATGTTGTCAATAAATCCAAAGAAACTGTCAACCAATACAATAATGCGGTGAGACAACAATGGATGTTGGAAAGAAATTATACTAAAGGAAATTTAAGTGATGATGTTGATAGTGATGTAGTTTTATTTGGAAAACCGAATAATGTCGAAAACAGGTTCAACGAAATATTCACACAACTTGAAAAAAATATACAAGATGGGGCAGAAGGATTTATTCAATATGTTTCAGAACCGTCTAAAAATTTACCACCGGCTTTAATAAGAACTCTAAAAGAAAATTATTTTAACTTTGTAAGTAAAAAACGTGGGTCATTCCAAAATGGAATTTCAACTATAACACAAAGTTTGGTAAACCAAGAACAAACCTACCTTCAAACTCTCGGTAGGTTAAACACTATTCTTTTCGATCCTGGAACTTCTGATAACGGCACTGATGGACTTCAATCTAATAGTGGACCTGTTACAATTTATATTACATCTGGAACTAACGAGGTTCACCAAACATCCGATAGTCCTAACACATATTTAGAATTGTTTGAGGATACCACAATAATACGATCTGACATTGCGGCATTCAATCAAATTACACAAAATAATAAAAAATTTACATATCCTGGGGATAATAAACAATATGAGGGTATTTTAGTTTTTGAGGCGGTAAATGGTAAATCCGATAAAGTTACAGTTCAAAAGGTTTTTATTCCATTCAGTACAAGTGTTTTGTTTGATGATAAAGTAGAAAATTATCCATTCAGAAGAGTTTATATGATAATTTCTGATGATGTGGTTGATGATAAAAAATATGAAACTTTTAAACAACAGTTAATAGGAAATATACTTGGAAACCAAGCGTTACTTGGTAATGGGTCTGTTGACATTGAAGATATATTTGATACATATTGGTTAAGAATTGCAAGACCTGTTTTCTTGGAAGAGAATAATATTACAAAGTCATTTATTGAAAATTTAGAAAAAAATGATTTGAAAGATTATTTAATTTATACACCATTCGATATTAAACAAAGGAATTTGACGTTTACTACGGAAAATCTTTTAGATGATACAAAGAAAAAATCACAAGAAAATATGATTAAAGGATTGGGTAATACAACAAATCAGAATACAAACATATTAACTTGGAATGATTTAAATAATAACGTTGATGGGGCATACATATCTAAAGCAAAACTTAACTAATGGCATATCAATATTATAACCGATATAGTGATTTTCTAATTAATGGGGAACAAACTGTAGTCCCATTTGTTTACTTGCCTTCAAAGCCTACTGATAAAGCATTTATATATAAAGTTGCTAAAAGTAGGTTAGATAAAGTATCACAAGAATTTTATAATTCACCAGTGTTCGGATGGTTAATACTTCAGGCTAATCCTCAATTTGGAGGTCTTGAAAATAATATTTATGATGGAGCGGTATTGATTATACCATTTCCATTACTACCATCATTACAGGACTATAAGGCGGCATTAGAAAATCATTTTTATTATTATGGCAGGTAACATACAAGCAGACACAAGCGGAGATATCTATGTAGAGTTTGATTACAATAATATTATTGTGGTTGACCCTAACAAAACTCAAGACGCATTAGGAAATATTAGCGAAAGACTTGTTGACCACGAGAATCTTGTAATGTATGCTAATTTGGAAGCGGATGTTTTGCCAAGAACTAAATTAGCTGCGGGAGGTAGCCCTGAAGATAGAATCAGGACAATTTCAGTTGCAAAAATTAATTTTTTAAAACCAACAAAAAATTCATATTTAGGGACGGGATATTATGACCAGTTGACTGGAAGCAATTCAACACAATTCAACGCAGAAAATCAACCGAAAGAAGTTGGAATTAAAGGAACTGATGGGCAGGATGCTTATATCCGAAATACAGTTGTGGACGAAACAAACATTATTGATAATGGGTTGTTGGGAATTACATCGATTAATATTACAACAAATACTAGTTTTATACCTTCGGTAGAAATATTATTGGAAGATGTCCAAGGTAAAGGATTATTCGAATTAGGAAATAATTCCCCATACTCAGCCTTTTTTAATTTACCATATCCACAATTTTATCTCACGTTGAAAGGATACTATGGACAAGCGGTAAGGTATCAGTTGAATTTGGAAAAATTTCACGCATCGTTTAATGGATTCAGCGGTAACTATTTAGTTCGATTACAATTCAAAGGGTATAAGTTTAATATCCTAAATGAAGTTGCTATGGGGCACTTGTTAGCCGCTCCTCACATGTATAGCCAAAGATTTGATATTAGTCAAACAGTCGCAGGACCACAACAATCAAACAACTCTGCGGAATCACAAGCTAGTACTCAAGCAGAAAAGGGAGCAAATAATTTAGGATCGAACGAGGCGGTAGTAACACAACTTGTTGCTGAAAAGGGGTATCAAAAAATTGTTGAAGTTTACAGTGAATATAAAGCAAAAGGTTTAATTGACCCTAATTTTCCTGAGTTAACATTAGTTCAGTTAATGAATAAGTTGGAAAGTTTTGAACAAAACATAGTCAATTCATTTGACAAGACAGAAGTAGAATCATTAACAAACATTAGAAATTATAAGGGAATATTAACACAGTATTTAAACAGAATTAGGGCTGCAAATAATTCATGGTTCAATACGTATTTAAATACAAAACCTATAGTTTTGACTGGAAATAAAAATGCGTATATCTTTAAAGATTTATCACAATCAGTAAAAGACACCGCAGTCTCAGAATTAAATGGGGAAATTGTTAAGTTTAATAGTTCGTTAGCGGAAAATCCTACTTTAGGGGCAAAAGGTACCGATTCAATTCCAAACCCAATAAAATCAGATATGATTGTAATTGTGCCCCCACCAAAAACAGAAATTGATTGGAAAGAGACGACTAGAGTCCAAACAGGAATTGCAAACCCAACTGCTGAAGATGAACTTAAAACTCAAAATTTGTATGCCTATTTATGGGTTCCTGTTGTTCAAGAAACTACTGTTAGTGGTAAACAATCATACAATGAAGTACCTCAAAAATGGTTTGTATTTGAAGGAGATGGGAGATTTGATAAAGAAATTAGTTTACTTGAAACACAGGCGAATAAAAAACTTTCAGATTATGAAAGTAAAATTTCTGCAGCACTATTAAGAAAAATTGAAGATACTGCAACAGGTATTGGATTCACCCCTACTGTTAGAAATATTATTGCGGTAATAATGGCATCTACAGAAGGATTTATAAGATTATTAGATGATGTACATACAAACGCTTGGAATGTTAAATACGATCCGGTTAGGAAAAAAGCGATATTGGACAATCCCGCGTCAGCCCCAAGTTCAGAAACTGTAGACCAAGTAGTAAGAGACCCTGCTAATTTAGCAAATCAGAATCAACTTGATGATATTGTAAACAATTCTGAAATACCTGTTTATCCGTGGCCTCAATATTTTGTAGAGTCACCTGATGATAAAAAAGGTAGATTCCAATTAAAATACTTGGCGGACCCATCAGTAGTAGACACTACTCAGGGTTATCTTTATGACAAATGGCCTGAAGTAGAATTCGTTGAGGAATACATGAAGGGATTGACTCAAAAGTTTCAAAACCCGTCTGCCCCTCCACCTTTGGATAATGAACGTGATACAAACATAATTAACATTAATGCTATTGAATATCCATCCACTGGGATAGCATATACAAATAAAGAAGAGGTAAAATTTTTCTATGAGATATGGGAAAGACAGTTTCTAACATCACACTATTCGGGATTGGTTAGAGCTAACTTGAATCAAGTTGATGAATTAATCAAGTTGAATATTGAAACTGAAGTTAATAATCTTGTATCTAAACTTGGTTTAAGTTCACCTTATCTAACATTAAAACTTAAAAATTTCAATCTTGATGCCACCAATTATCCAGATTTTCTTAGAACCATATCGAATTCGGGTACAGGTAGAGCGTATCAAGATTATATCAGAGACTTTTTTGTGACTCCTTATATTAAGGGAATTACTGAAAATTCTTTTGCTATCTTAAATGCTTTGGACCTTGGTAAAATACCACAAGTTTCTACCAAGTCCGACGCTTTAAGATTATTATTAAATAACGCTTCTAACACTCCCTTGATTGTTGACACTTTGCCTTACACCGACTCAACTTGGTGTTTAAATAATTTGAATCAAGGAAATAGTTCAGTTTCTAATCAAGTTTATAGTACAAGCAAATCTTTAACTATTTTTGAACCTAGAAAGATAATTGCCAATTTTACTGATGTTTATGATTATACTACTAATAGACCAGTAACCAATTTTTCATATCTATTAAATCGTAATCCTTCTGTAGAGGTATCAACCGACGGGGCACTCAATTCAGGAAACGATAATTTGACCTTATTCTTTTTACAAAGAACCCCTGGCAATTTTATTGCAACAGAAGGACTTGTTGATGGATTTGTTCCCGCATTTACTGGGATTTCATCCGTTGTAGCGTTTAGGAGAACCACTTCAATGTTGAATACACCTTATTTTGTAAACGCAATTCAGAACGGAGTATACAACTCTAGAATTTCAGGAAATAACTATCCATATGTACAAGCGGCTTATTTATTCCTGAATTCGTTACCTTTGGCAACTTTGAGGGAAAAATATAAATCAGTTTCTAATGATGTTGTTTCGGAACTTGATTACATATCTTCTTCACTGAAAAAATTTGGGGCAATACATAAATTACCATATGCTTGGATATTAAAGTATGGGTCTATATGGCATAGATACAAGAAGTATAAGGAATCCAACGTTGACATATTACAAAGTGCTTGGAATAACTTTGATTATGCTGGAAATTACTATCCACCAACAAGTTCAACTACCCAAACATATTCTTTTAAATATTCAGAATTAGAAACCAATATACAATTACAAAGTGAGACTGATTCAGATATTAAAATGCAAGTAGGATTTTATCCTAAACTAATCAATGACTTTAGTGTTTTTTATAATGGATATGATTTGTATCAAAATTATACAGACACTGAAATTCAAAATAGTGTTAATGCAGGAATGAAAATATACAATTTCAGTTCCTCAAATATTGTTAATGCTAAACAGGGGGATAAAAGTTTGAGATTAAATACATGGTCGGTATTATTACCTAATCTTAGCCCCGAAGTTCCTATTGATTGTAATCCTAAAGATAATACTAAGGGTGGGGATTATTTTGTAATACCTTCTTTTGGTACACCATTCAATCAGACTGTTAATTCTTGTATTCAAAATTTAACAACAACACCTAGTACCGTAGTAGATTTGACTAACAACTCAAGTGTTTTTAATGGGTCTGTTCGATGTTTATGGCCGGCGCCAAATTTTGGATATTTCGATAATAACCAAATAACGTTTCCCGAACCAGATTCTTATTTAAATTTTATTACCACAGGTTCAACTTTTCAGACACCACTACACTTTTTAACTCAAAATACATACACAAAAATCGAAGAAGTATTTTCAGTTTTTGAAAAGAAAATTTTAGATGTGTTTGAATTGGAATTTTTAAATTTTTGTAAACCAATTAGTAATGCAAGTGTAAGTGGGGAGGTCTCAACTTTTGGACAGTCTACGGTCAATTTGAATGCTAACTTCAAAAACTTTCAATCTCTTTTCAAAAGTTTGATGACAGTTCCGTCAAAGGTTCAAGGAGAAACAGACGAACAATATTTTACGAATACAATTAATAATCAATATTCTTTATTTCAAAGTGGAATAAGGTCATTTATGGATTATGATATTGTATTCAAATATGGTAATCCGTCTAACTATCAAAGACGAATATTTGATTCTTATTTGTCTCACAACAATACTGACGTAGTAGTTGACCCAATCACATTCAATCCTTATGTACCAAACTCTTTACCTCAAGCGGGAAGTAATTTGACATTGAGTCAATCCCAAGCTAATAATAGGCAAGCGTGGCTTGCTCTTGAAACTGAAGTAGGATTTTCGACAATACTTAATGTAAGGTATAGTTCTTTAGGTTCTTATATAACCGACTTTTTCATAGATAATAATATTGAGTTTACTAGTCAAAACGTGACATTGTTGGCTCCGATTATTAAAATGTATGCAACACAAAAATTAAATAATCCGAATATAAGTGCAGCACAGTTCCAAAATCAATTAAATCAATACCTACGACAAGAAGTTGGTTTACAAAATAATTTCTTGAATGGGGTGTTGACTGGAGTGAGAAGGGCACTTCCGAATCAACAACAATTACCTGAACGGGTTGTTAACAGTGTGATAACGGGAGAACAAAGTAAGGTTGAAAATTACGAAGTTTTTAAAGCCTTAAATGATAAGTGGGTTGCTGGTGGAGACTATAAAACTAAAACTTTATTTGAAGACATGTTGTTTTTGGATAGAGCGTCTAGAAACATTGGAGATACAATTTTACTTGATATATTCGATTTAAAAGCCATGTTCGGTGTTGGTGGTGAATCAGGACAATATTCACTTAATCAAGCAATGAGTGTATTCACATTTATAAGTGGAATTTTAATTAAAAATAATTTTACGGTGATGCCATTACCTGCGTATGTTAATTTTTACAACGTACAAGATGTGGGTGGTGTTGCAACACCAAAACCTGAAGGGTCATTAGAATTTGCAAATAAATTGTGGGGTACATTCTTGGACGTGGACTATAGAGATTCAGGGCCAAAGATGGTTTGTTTTTATACTGGCAAACCTTCACAATATTTGAATTTACCTAAAGGGAATTTTAGATTTAGAGATGATGCCTTTGATATGAGAAGGGCTTCTGAAAACCCTCTTTTAGAAGACCAAAATGGAAAAACAGATTATGATAAGTCTAACAAGTGTGTTGGATTCAATGTTGATGTCGGTACTAGAAATCAAAATATATTTTATTCATTTACGGTTTCTCAGGATAATGGTGTCGCGACCTCTGAGGCGATAAATACTCAACTAAACATGGTGGACCAAGCGTCTGGAAGATCTATTGCAACTCAGAATAATAGTTTGTATAATTTATACAAAAATAGGTCCTATAAATCTTCCGTTACAAGTTTAGGAAACGCCTTAATACAACCAACAATGTATTTTAATGTTAGGCATGTTCCGATGTTTAATGGCCCTTACATGATTACTAGTGTTAGTCATTCAATTCAACCTGGGTCATTTCAAACTACATTCGAAGGTATCCGACAGGGTATTTTTGATTTGCCAGCGATTGATAGTTTCTTACAAAGTATCAATCAAAATTTAATTACGAAACTTGAGGAATTGTTAAAAATTAATAAAGACCAAGTTACGGTTAGTGCGACTACAAACAATGTAAAGGCAACACAAGTAGTACAGAAGGCGGATAATACTTTGGATACAACAAATTCTTGTACATCTAAAATAACGGACCCTGTTTATTTAAATGGTGGATATATTGCGGAAAATGGAGTGTCAACAAAAATTACTCCTAAAGAATTAGCAGATGCGCTGAAAAGATTAATACCAAACGATCCTACTCTACAAACTATTATATATTGTATTTCATATGTTAGAACATTTCAACCAGACGCAAACACAAAAATTGGAAGTTTTAATGCATGGAATTATAACCTTAGTACAATTTCTTTAGAAACAAATTTGTATGGACAAGTTTCTCAAATTCAAAAAACCTATAGTTGTGTAAATGTTAAAACAAGTCCGGCATCTAATTCTTCTCAGCCAATCGCCCATTTTGCGTCTTTGGATTCATACGTAAATTTTATGTCGGGTAGATTATTTAATAATATTGAAAGAATTTTAAGACTTGGATTGGTAAAGTATTATGTATGTTATTGGCCAACAACAAATATAGAAGAAAGTTATTATGACTCAAATATCGGTACGTTCAAACAAACTAAAGACACAATGTATGAAGGTCTTAAATCGGCAGTAGAGGCCGGATTGACAGATACTACTTTGTCTATTGAATTTAAAATTAAAATAGAAGATACCGAAAGTAAGGGTAAAACTCCAGGAGTCACTCCAACTCCGTCTCCTATACCTCCAAATATTGGTCAAACTTGTCCTCCACCTGTGGTATCTACATTCTCACCAGCGGCAGGATATACAGGAACAATAGTCCAAGTCAATGGTAGAAACTTTGAGTCTGTGAAGTCTATTACTGTTGCGGGACAAAATGTTGATATCAATAACATTACAGTATTTAATAAGGAAACTTTACGATTTGTCTTACCGGCAATTACTATCCCTGCAGGACAAGATGTTGCAACTGGAAGAATAACTGTGACTACAGAATACGGAGAATTTGTAACTTTAGTTAATTTTACATTCAATCCGAAATTACAGAACGTTACAATGTCATCCGCTGGAGAGTATGCAGATACAACCACCCAACAACAGATTAGTCTTCCACAACAAGAAGTTATCAGTGAGAATATGAATCCACAACAAACTGGGCCACCTACATTTATTGATACAACAATACAATTAAATGAAAGTAAAACCCAATCATTAAATGTAAAAATAAATCCCGAGTTGTCAGGATGGGTTATAGGATCTAATGTTGACCAAAATGCTCAAGTATATATATTGGAAGAATCAAATAATCAAGTTACAAGAAAGAAGGTTACCCAAAAAATCCAAGGAGTTGGTGGCCAAGTGACTAATAATGAGTTTAATATAACATTATCAGAAATTGAATCTTTTTATTTGGATGGTGTGCCTAAAATAGAGGGGAAAACTCAAATTGATATTATATTCACAGTTTATGCGTATAAAGGGGCGGAATCTCCTGTCAAACGACAGTTTCCTTTCAGAATTTGGTATACATTACCAAATCAAAATCAAGTACCTGTTGAAAATATTCCAGTCAATCAAACTTTACCAACATTCCCTCAACAACAACTTTCGATTGTGAGACTTCCTGATTCTGATACGATACAAGGTG